ACAGTCTTGATAAGACCAAACATTATATCTACCTTGGTTCCAAGACCCATTGCCATACCCCTGCGACATTAGTTAAGACTTATATCCAAGTCGCCAGCGGGTACTCTAAATACGTCACCAGCAGCAATAGCTTTAGAGCTTGCTAAAGAAGCATAGGCGAGCATATTTCCACTTGTACTGGCATCTAGCAAAGCCACTGCAACGACTGTCCCATACCCTGATCCTGTCGCTGTCGCATACTCCACCGCTCCAGAATTAGTTGTATCGCTTCCGCTCGTAGTCAACGCAACCGTTTGACGAGCGTAGCCAGTACCAGAACTACTCACTTCAGTACCAGCAGAGCTGTCTGTCGGAGCTACCGTGTAAAGGGCTAGAAACTTCGTCCCAGGCTGACTGAAAGAAGCACCGGAAAAAACATATCCTAGAACTTTTTCTTCAAGGTAATTTGTAAACGCCATAAAACTTATCCAAAAGTAGGGACGCGCATTTGCGTCGATGTTTGACCGCTAGTTCTTTCGTTGGAGATATTCATGTCTTCAATCATTCGCTGATATAACGAAGAGATCATTGGAAGCCTTTCATCGTCACGCAAATAAGGCGTTGCCTGTATTAACGATCCGTAGAGATAAATATCAGGGGATAAGTCCAACAACCAATTAGTCGTATTACTGTCAGACAAAGCTGGAATCTTTCCGTAGTAGACCAACTCTCCCTCATAGGTGCTGTCAGGGGCGGGGTAAACCGCTATCTCAGTACCCACGTGTGTGAACGAGTTCGGACGGCCAACGGCACTTGAGGCCGCTCTCCGTTTGTTAATTTCTTCATTCGTAATGAAGTTAAGAGGCTGAACAGGATTAGTCAGCAAGATAAGCTGCACAGTTTGAATCCAGTCAGGAGGCGTAGCGGAATAACGAGCATCAATACTAGCGCGTGATCTAACGATCATATTTCTATGCCGTATAGAGCGGTTGTACTGTGCTTCTGACAAAGTAATAAAGTCTGGGATCACAGAGGTTAAATCATCACGATTTAACCAATCTGCAACCGAAGACTTCAACTCGCTATAGGTGGTGATAGCCATTTAGACCTTACCGCCTCGCGTTCTAAACGCTCTGTTGTCAGGATCGTTAAGCCACTTCTTAAAAGCCTTCTCGTCTTTGAGAATGCCTTTAGCCTTTAGTTCATGCAAAAGCGTAAGTGGGATCGACGCAACTTTAGTCTTAAATCCATCACCCCAAGATTGATGTCGATCTGTCTCATTGAATAAACGTTTGTTTGATTCAATGATGTCAGTAACATCTGTCTGAGTCTGAATGACTATAGAGTCATCAGACTCACGGCCACTAGACGACTCTTCGTAACCGAAGGTCGTCTTAGTTTTCGTTAGAGAGTCGTATTCAAGAACTTTTTTAAATTCAGTCATGTCGATCCCAATCCACTAAGAAGTGGTCAAGTCAGCTACGATGCCAAGGCCGGACTCTGCATCGACTCTCAACGAGCCTTCAAAGATGACCATTTCTTTATGAGCATCACCAGTCTTAGCCAACTCAACGTTCTGAATGTTTCTCAGAACAGATAGAGACAGTAGATCTGGATCTAGCACATAAGCATCACGCTCACGCTGGAAGCGGTTCGGAACGATAGAAACTGATCCGAAGTCGCTGACATAGACATCAGCAGCGCCGATTATCGTGGTAGGGCTATCACCAGGAGCCATGTAACGTTGCGCAGCAATACCAGCAAACGCACTTGCAGCAGCCTTATTAAAAGGCCCAGTCATAACCATTGATGGGTCGCCACCTTCCGTCCAACAAGCCTGTAGCACTGTCTTTAACTGCGCTTCACTGAATGCCCGTTGGGTTCCATCGGTACGAGCAGCATTGACCACACCGCCAGAGGTGGTGGGGTCTGCACCGCCGCTACCCTTGCTGGTATTAGTCTTGATGTAAGCAGAAAGAGATGCACCTTTGCGTGCAGCACTGGTTGATCCTGCAACGGCAGCTTGGTTCACACCGCAGATGTTAAACTCAATATCACGCTTTAGCTCATTACCAGCTTTCACCAGTTGATATGCGCGAGTATTAGAATTACCAGCACTGTCGATAACCTCTAAGTTATCAGCGATGATGAAATCCTTACGCATAATCTGAGTATAATTTCCCAAACGTACAGTTGGGGTTATAGCTGTAAAAGAAGCTAGGTCATCGCCGTCGATCTGTGCATTTGCTCCGGCACTTGCGAGCGAATCGCTGGTCCACTCATAGAAAGTGTTAGATACACTGCCGCTACCAATGTTTGATACCAGCGGTGTCGTTTGTGGCGATATGTTGTAAACCACATCGGCTAACTCTTCACGAATGCCAATTGCACTGTACCGAGTAAATGTGTTTGATATGATAGTCATTTAAAATACCTCAAAGTTCCAAAAGTTTTGCTAAATCGACCGCATCTTTTAGGCGGCCACTCTTTTGCAGTCTTTGTCCCTGCGCCTGAACAGCTTTTGCTTTGGGTTTGGCTTTACCGCGCTGGCTAGTGCCAGCACGTACAGTCTTCTGCTTAACAGGACGTTCTTTACTACGACTCAAGCCAACGCTGTATCTTCTAGCCATTTCAGCCAGTTCTACATGCTTTGCCATCACCATCGAATTCACATCCTCTTCAGCTAAACCGTAATCTATTAGCCAAGTACGAAGTCTCTGAGCGCCATCTTTGAAGCCTTTATCTTCCCCCCATTCAGGGATCAATTTACGAACCTCAGACGTTTGTTCAGTGACCACTTCACGCATAGCGCGTTGTTGTTCAGTTTGCAGTTCGTGCGATAAGCGGTTCTGTTCATCAGAGATTTTTTGTAGTTGACTCTGACGAGAGTTTTGCGCTTTATCCCACTCATATTTTTGGCGAGTTGCCTGTATTGGATTGTCTTCAAATAAAGCATCCCAATCAGGCTCAGAAACATGATCTTCTGACAGCAATCGGTTTTGTAGTTTCGATAGCATGTCAGCGTAAACAGACCTTTCCTGTAAGACTGCATCTCGCTGTCCCTCAAAATCCTTACGATCTTCCGCAAGTTGTTGGGACTTTTTAGTAAAACTTGATTGTCTGCTGTAGCCGTTGAGTAACTCAGTTAATGCGACTTCCTGATCTTCACCGTCAATTTTGACAGTGAAACGTTCACTCGAATCTTCCTCGTAGTCTTCGTCCTCACTTTCAATCAATTCGGCAGAGTCGAATGCTTCTTCTTGTTCGTACTCAGCCTCGCCCTCTAATACTTCTAAGGACTGCTCTTCTGGTTCTTTATCGGCATTTTGATTCTCATCAGCGCCTTCAACCCGCTGTAGCAACATCTCTGCTGCTTGTTGAACATCAAGACCCCCTTCAGGGATTGTCATAGGTTCACTCATTACTTCTCAGACCTCGCTTGGTTAAGTTGCGTGTTATCCGAAACGGCACGCAATCTTCTGAAGAATCTCTGCATTCCCTGTAACTCAAACCACAGATCTTCTCTGCTCTTTGAATCCTTGGAATACGCCCACTCTTCAAACATTTCGCTTTCCAGTGACTCGATAATTTCATCTGTCATAGGATCACGAAGAAACTCTACGATTCGGCTACTGTTGGGGTAGTTGTCCATTTGCAGCCAATCTCGTTAATTCTCTATCTCGCTCCTGCAAAGCTCTTATCTCTGCAAGATCTACTTGTGTTCCGTACTTAGCCTCTAGCTCTGCAATCTTCACTAGAATGTCGCTCTCATCCTTGTCACGAAGACGATCATCACTGCGCATCATTTCTTCACGACGAAGATCTAATTCAGCAGCCTTCTTCTGGATATCCGCTCGTATTTGTTCCATCTGAACTTCTGCCAACATCTCATTAGGATCTGGCTTAGGCGGTTGCTGGGGCTGGGGAGGCACTGTTGATGGATCAGTAAAGAACTTGTTCGGATCTTTGAATCCTGCAAGCTCCAACATCTGAGTCATCGTTTGATAATATTGTTGTACTGTCGCTAAGGGATTGGTGGGGCCAAGAGTCTGTAATATCTGCTCTTGCTTTCCTGCGACTTGCTGAAGCATATTCATACGCTCTTGGTCGCTAGAGCGACCCAGAGCTACGTTGGTAACGACATCCATACTTGCGTTCCAAACGCTGGGGTCTATCGGCACAAACTCATTACGAAGCCTAACCATACGAGGCTTGTCTTGGTGCTTAATCACTAGCTGATAAATACCAGTGAATAAATCCTTCATGCCCGTTTCTGCAAAGAAACGTGCAATCATTTCAGTACGCTGCTGACTAGCATTGATCGTCTGCGCAACAGCAAGGTTAGTTGATGATTGCAAAGCACCTGGGTCTAAACCATCAGATGCACGACTTTGACCTGTGCGTTGCTCACGAATGAGATCCATGTATTCCAGCATTGGAAAAGCTTGCTGGCCCACATAAGGAATATTAAACGGAGTGACAGCCCCAGGGTTACGAACCCTAATCAAGCCACCCACCTCTGTATTTAACAAATCGTCCACGTTAGCTTGGCCTTCAACAAAAGCCACGCGAGGGTGTGTAGACAATGCTAACGAATCTAAGCTTGCTCTAAGAACCATAGACTTAATTCGTTGGATATCAGCAGTTACATCAGCAACACTAAGACCAAAGAAAGTATGCGGTTCCTTCTCGCAATGAAAAGCAACAAAAGGGATATGATCTGTTGGCTCGTTGCGGAGAATCTCATGGGATTCTCCGATAGTGCATATCCTGCGCAATTCAGCGCGGTTATCACCATCAACGTCCATATAAATATACGACTCTATGTATAACGCTCGACGCATGGTCGGATCTGCCGTCATACCACCGTTATCATAAGTAGGGTTGCGAACAGTTGATTCAGGGTTAAAGTCGAAGTCATCGTCGTAGGTTGCGTAACCTTCGATGTCCTCGTAGTCGTAACCCATCTCAACAAGTTCGCTCAAGGTTGCATAACGACGATGAGCTACTAGATCTGCATCTTGCAG